TAACATCTTCACGAATGCTCTTGAGCATGTTCTCAGTAGCCCATACGTATATGGCTTTCATGTCATAGTTAATTAGCCCTAGGTTCTTTGCAATTAATCCCCCTGCTATGTTGCAAGCAATAACGGCAGACCAAAACCGTTCCCTATTGGTCAGGTGCATTTCAGCATCAATTTTTGCTTGGATTGCAAGTAGTCCGCTGGTTGCCTCCTCTAGGTTGTTAACTAGGTAGCTACAGTAAATATCACCCGCATGCCCGTAGTTGTTCTTTAACTGCTGGTCAAACATCTCCTTAGCTAAGGCTGGCGAGATAATATTAGAGGGGTGAATCTGATACTCTAATAGACGCATCATCTCACCGTCGGGGCTATTCTTATGCACCCCAAGCTTTTCATAGAAGCTAGCGTTTGAACTGGCTAGGGATATAGTCTGCCAAGTCTGGTCGTTAATCCGCATCTCATTTTTGTCTGACCTAGACCTGTTGGCACCCCGCCCTTGGGACATGCTGTAGGCTAAGGTTGAGAAGTCTGCTGGGCTGGTATTGGTAATCTCATCCACAGTAAACGGTAGGTTATTCATCACCCCTAGGTGAATCATCTTAGCCGCAAGGGTGTCTTTCCAAATAGCCGCTAGCTTGTCAGGGTGCCCATAAACACTGTTGCACATATACAACGCAGTCGACTTACCTGTGCCTGAGTCTTTATGGATGACATTTATGATTGCTCCGCTATGACCAGTAAACTTAAGAAGGGGCGCGCCAAATGCAGTAAGAGCAGCAAATGCATTAGCTTCTAATCCTGGCGCTCCATATAGATTGAATACCTCTTTCCATTTCTCTAACGTACCCATCGGGGTCATGTTGTCAGCAATCTGTTTAGTGGTACTAGACGGGGGGCTATGGAATATACCGTCTTTACTAATCTCTCTGTTACCAATAATAAACTTGCTTGTTTTATCAGCCCAACCAAATTGTTTTCTCATAAGTTCTGCCTTCTTCTTGTATTGCAACTCTTTAATAAATAACATTACAAACGTAGTCAATGCGTCCATCTGCTTAGCTAATCCAGCTACACCCTTCTTAGCAAGCGCTTCTCTAACTCTATCTTTAGAAGCTATGATGGATAGCGGAATAGTAAACTCTCGTACACCATCTTGAGGTAGGTGCAACCTGAGCAGGGCTAACTCGCCAATATCAGGGTCTGGGTCTTCCATACGTTTGACTACGTATAAGTCATGCTCGTAAATGCATATAGGTTCAGATTCTTCATCGCCTTGAGTCATGACGTAGATACCACCGTTCTTCCCACGGAAATAAGGATGTGGGTAGTTAGGTATCTTATAAACTTCTATCTCATCGCCATCTGTTTCTTGGGTATCTGTTTCTTCTGCTCGTACTATTTCTTTGCCTAATACGATTGGCGACTTGATGCGACCTTTCCATGGGCAGGCTTCGCACCCACCAGGATTATTCTTTTCAAACGTAGCACAACTATGTGCATGCTCTGTGTGGCTAGCTTTAGATTCAGTATCGGCAGGGTCATAGTCAGGATACTTTTCAGACATCTTGTGAATGGCTGTTGCTCTGTCTACGCAACGATGAGCAATGGATAAAGCGTTGAACCATCTAGGTTCACTAATCGTATCTTGGTTTTGATAGCAATCTAAAAGCTGGGCACAACCCTCTCCATTTGCACTACGCATCATAATCTTGGAGAACTTGAACGTGCTATTAGACATCATTGCTTTAGCAAGCTCGCTCAACTCTTGGGTAGGACGTATTTGTTTTACTTCTTTTACACCTAGCAAATCTTTGATTGCTTGATACTCTACGTCGGGAGCATCTGATATTACTTCTACTGGCTTAGGCGGTTCATCTTTAAAGTTAAAAGTACCAGGTATTCTAAGGACACGGGCAGCTTCAAATACAGAAGCATCTTCGTATAGTTTATGTATTACGCATAGTTCATTCAAACGAGCCGCAACTGGCTCCCACTCTTCACGGGTTACGGGCGTAACTAAAGGCCAATAAGCGTGTATGCCTCTACCTGAGTTAACAAGAAGGGGGCGGGGTAATCCAATTGTTTTGCAAAACTTCTGAAGTTCTTGTAAGCCTGTAGCTTGGTCAATGTAACCATCGGGTCTATTAGTCTTTTCGTTTACTAGCGCCTTGGACTCACCGCAATCTATGTCCATCCAAAAGGCTTTTATATCCTTGACGTTTTCTTTAGTACGGTTATCACCAGTCTTAAACTTGGAACAACCAAAATACACTTCCCGTTTTTCATTTACAAATTTAGCTGCAAACTTATCTACTTCGGCACGAGTTTGAACGAGTTCTTGTACTACATTCTTTTTACCTTTTATACCAAGCACAGCAAACCAGCCCGTAGGGGCTAGCACTCTGTCTAGTAGGTCAATATTAGTCATACTCGTCTCATCTATTGGGGGCAAAAAGGGGGGACTACTCCCCCCTCACCTTTCAGTGCTTTTATTACTTAAGGTTTGATTCTTTTATGTGCTTAGTAAGACTATTCAATAAGTTGGTCACTGACTTGGTGTACGTATCTTTAGGGTCGTAAGAACCTGTAAACCAGTTGTATACAGTTTGTCTGCTAACCCCAATAGTGGTGGCTACGTCTGTAACTGAGATACCTAGTTTTATTGCCGCTTTACCAAGTGCAACGCCAAGCTTACTGCCATCAGCCCTTTTATTAAGCTGAATAGTCTTGGCACTATAACCAATGCTCATTTTTAGTTGTCACTCCATGCACTAACAACGTCCGCTAGCTTCTGCTTAGGTGCGGCAGGGGGTGCTTCAGCTTTCTTGGAAGGACGTTTAACTGGCTCCTCAATAACTTCAACTTCTTCAACGTCTGCCACTTTAGGTGCCGCTGCTATTGGTAGCTTCTTAACACCATCTTGCTGGGCTACAGTAAGAGCAACCGCATTCTTAGACTCGGCAGTAGATTGAGCAGCAACTACAACATCAATCTCTTCGTCGTTCAAATGGCGAACTGCAGTAAATTGAAGAACGTCTGCAGTTTCATTCTCATCAAAGCGCATCTCGGTAACTACACGGTCAATGCTTTCTCCATTTGCTGGGAGAAACTTAGCGTAGCTTTCAAATGGATGAGTATTACCAACACCCTTACCAAACAAAGATTTAGCTGGGATATTCATTTGATATACCTCACCGCTCATATCGTTCTCAAGCAACAAAGCTACACGACGCTGGAACTTACAAGCACGACCCTTACCATTTGCACCTGAGCCATCAATGTTCTGTGGGCAAGATACGCATGCATTTGATTGTGGGTTAGATGCTTTGGCATCAGGTACATCACCAAGATTAGACCAGCAATCAGGCAGGGTAGGGGCTGCATCAGGATCATAAGCCGTAGCGTAGAACTGACGAGATACCTTTGCTAATGCGTTAATAATGATAACGTTGATAAAGCCATCCTTGACCTTACCAGCTTCTTTACCATTTACTATGCGACGGAATACACCTTTGTTCATAGTAATACGACGGCTTGTAGAACCAGTATTGCCTGCTAGGGCTTTGGTTAATTCACTAACTTCTTGACTACGATTACCTACTGCATTTGTATCAGCTTTAAAAATTGATAAGTTGCTCATTTATTTGCTCCTTCTAACAACCACGGTGTATTTTCTGTCCGCTTGCAATCCAGCAGGTAACAGTTCGGGATTCTCTTCGAGAAACTGCTTAAGATTGGTTTGATGCAATCTTCTCTCGAGCAGGGGGAATGCATCATGTTCTTGTACAAACTGATACATAGAATCCCAATCCGTCGTCCAGTACCGTGTATCCACTTTACGAATGATTGTCCCTGCTGGGGTTTTAATACTGTCTGCGCCAAGCTCACTACAAACCGAAAGCATTTGTTCAGCCAGTAAATCTTGTTGCTCTTTTAGCTCGTTGTCTTGCTTTTCAAACTGCTCTTTCATCTCAGAACGCTTGTCACGAATCTTAATATAGATTTCTGCAAGTTTGTCTGTTGCTACATCCGTCTCGTTCATACTTAGCTCCTCAATACGAACATCTAGTATATCAACCACTTTGACTTTGTCAAGCTATATCTTCAATTTCTTTTCGATATAAGTCAATTATTTTTGTGTGGTTATCTATGTTGTTACTCAGCATGCTATACAACTTAGACTCTACTTCGCTACCTTTAATATGCACAATAGTCATTGGGTTCTTTTGCCCTGGTCTGTTGATACGTGCATTAGCTTGTAGATACGTTTCAACGCTGGTTACAGGAGCATACCAAATAATCACATTGGCAGCAGTTAGTGTTAACCCGTGCGATGCAGCTTGTGGCTGAATAATTAAAACCCTAATGTTTTCAGTCTCTTGGAAGTCTTTGATAATGTCATGCCGTTTATTAACAGGAACTTGACCATTGATGACCGCACAAGGTATGCCTGCCGCTGTAAGGTATTTGTTTAGTAGTTCTATAGTATGAGTAAAGGGTACAAACACCAGGACCTTATGCGAAGCCTCGTTAATAACCTCTTCAATGACCTTCAAGCGATTAGATACATCAAACTCTATGACTTCTCTAGTATCGGTATATATCGCACCGCCAGAGATCTGAAGGAGCTTATTGATATTAACCGCCGCATTGACCGAGGTTACTTGCTCACCATCTGCTGACATAATCATCAGCTTCTTTAATACCCTGTAATACTTAAGTTGCTGGGGGGTAAGGGGGGCATCACGCTCAACATAGGTTACATCAGGCAAATCTAGGCATTGGTTCTTCTCAAAACGAATAGCGGGTTGTAACACGTTATGTACTACTTCTTGGGCTTGTGGTTTTGGTATCCAACGATAAGTACCAACTTTGTACATGACTTGGTCACGGAACTGCCCGTAGAACTTAGGGGTACCCTCGGGGTTAATTATCTTGGCAAGACCAAACGCATCCACAGGGGACTGAGCCGCAGGGGTACCAGTCAACATCCATATGCCTTTAACTTTGCCAGCTATTTCCTTTAGGGTTTTCCAACGAGTTGTCTGTGCATTCTTATAGGCACTAGCCTCATCAACTACGATTAGATCAAAGCCACCATTTAAGATGTCGTCCTTAACAATCTCCACTCCATCAAAGTTAATGATGACAAAATCAGAGCCATTGTTAATTAGCTTGCGCCTTTGTTTAGCATCCCCATGGGCTACATCGCATGCACGATGTATAGCAAACTTAAACAGGTCTGCCTGCCATGCAGAACGCATGATGGATAAAGGGCAAATAACAAGCACACGATTAACTACCCCTAAGTTTATTAGGTAGTCTGCTGCCCATATTACGCTAGCTGTTTTGCCAGTACCCTGCTCATTAAAACAAAAAGCCTTGCGGTTTAACGTAAGAAACTCAGAAGTTAGCTTTTGATGTGCAAAAGGTTTGAACTTCCCAGGCCAGTTATAGTCCGTTACGATGCTATTTTTTGGAGGCATTCCGCTTGACTGTGTGGTCTGAGTTCCTACTGAACG